TCGAGGGCGGCGCCCTGGTCGTCGTCGACCCCGGCCAGTCCGAGCACGACTGCCCGATGGCATGACCTGCGCCGGGCTCGAGGTGGCCGACCTGGCCGACTGGCTGCGCGTCGACGAGGCCACCTACGCCATCCACCTCGAGCGGGCGTTGGGCGCGGCGTGCGAGGACGCCTCCCAGATCACCGGCGTCACCGAGATCCCGACCACCGAGCGCTGGCAGTCGGCGATCCTGATGTGGGCGGCCCGCCTGTTCTCCCGCCGCGAGAGCCCGCTGGGGATCGCCGGTGGGCCCGGCGAGCTGGGCATGCCGGTGCGTACCGTCGACCCTGACATCGAGGCCCTGTTCGCCCGGCTCACCGAACGGGCCGGGTTCGCGTGAGCGTCCGACGGAGCCTGGCCGCCCACCTCGCCGCGCAGCTCGGCGAGGCGGTCACCGTGGTGGCGACCTCACACCGTGCCGACCTCACCCCGCCATGGGTGACCGTCGACAACGCCGAAGGCTCCGCAGAGGCCGCCGTGTTCACCGCCACCCTCGAGGTGCAGGTCGCCGTCGCATCGGGCGGTGACGCCCTCACCTACACCGACGCCCTCGAGGACCTCGTCACCGACGTCCTCGACGCCATCGCCGGCTTCGGTGACGTCGACGTCGCCGGCTTCGACGCGCCCGACCAGCTCACCGGCGACCGCCATCCGCTGCTCGCCCAGACCATCCGCGTCGCGCACGCCTTCCGCATCTGCCCGACCCCGACCCCGTAGGAGACCGGCCATGCCCGCCACCGTCCAGCGTTGGACCATCACCGAGGCCGTCGCCAGCTTCGGACCGCCGCCCTCGAGTGGTGACCCCGCCGACATCGACCCGACCACCCTCACCGACCATCACTGCCAGGTCACCGACGCCGCCGCGGTGGCCACCGCCAAGACCGAGACGCAGCCGGCCACGCTGTGCCAGCCCGAGGCCGACATCGTGACCGACATCAAGTGGTCGCTGCGGTTGGGTGCGCTGCAGGACTGGGGCCAGGCCGACAGCCTTTCCGACTGGGCGTTCGACAACGGCGGCAAGCTGATGGCGTTCGCCATCGAGGGCCTCTCCCCAGCGGCCACCCCACGGGGCATGAAGGGCCTCGCCTACGTCATCCCCGGTGACTTCGCCGGCGTCGCCGGCCCACCGCTCACCTGGTCGCAGACCTGGCCGTGCTCGGTCCCACCCGTCCGCTACGCCCCCGCCCCCGCCGCCCTCGCCGCCCAGGCCGAGCCCGTCGCCTGAGCGGTGCCCGTCGTCACCCTGCAGCAGCTGGTCGCCCTACCGGAGCGTCTCGACAAGGCGGCCAAGGCAGCGTTCATCACGCAGGTGCGCGCCGCCAAGGACATCGCCCGGGCGGAGGCGGCCCGCGACGTCGGCGCCGACCTGCGCATGTCCGGCGTCGGGCGCAACGGCGTCAAGCTGGGCGTGCGCGACAGCATGCGCCTGGCCTCCGGCCGCTGGACCGCCAAGGTGTGGGGCACCCCGCCCGGTGTCTGGGCGATCCTGAGCGACGGTGCGGCCGCCCACCAGATCGACCGTCGACGTCGCCGGCGACGTCGTGACGGACGCGGCGCCGCACCCCTCGCCATCGGTGACGAGCTGCGCGTCGGCCCGTTCTCCCACCCGGGATCACCCGCCAAGGGCACGTGGCGTCGGGTGCGTCGCCGCGTCGAGGCCGAGACCCCCACCCGCTGGGCGGCCGACGTGCTCGCCGCCATCCGCGGCGGCTGACCGATGGCCACACGCGAGACCGTCAGCCTGACCCTCGGTGCGGAGGACCGGGCCAGCCGCGTCATCCGCGACGTCGCCGACGACGCCGAAGCCCTCGACCGCCTCGACCCCGACGTCACCGTCTCCGCCGATGATCGGGCCACCGGTGACCTGCGCACCGTCGCCGACCGCGCCGACCAGGTCGACCGGCTCTCCCCCAACATCGACGTCTCCGCGGACACCGGCGCCGCCGAATCCGCGCTCAAGGGCCTGACCGACCTGGCTGGCGGTCTGGGCGGGCTGGGCGGGCTGGCCGGCGGCGCCGGGATCGCCGGCGCGGCCACCGCCATGCTGGGCATGGCCGACGCCGCCGCCCAGGCCGCATTCGACGCCGAGGCGATGGCCGCCGCGTTCGGGACCAGCATCGAGGACGCCTCCACCCTGCAACTCGCGTTCGGCAAGGCCGGCGTCGAGGCTCAGGACCTGTTCGACCTGATCGGCCAGACCTCCGACGTGCTCGCCCAGCAGCCCGAGCTGATCCGCGAGCTCGGCGTCACCGCCCGCGACCCCATCGAACGGTTCCGACAGGTGGTCGACGCCGTGCTCGCCGTCGAGGACGGCAACCGCAAGGCCGCCCTGGCCGCCCAGCTGTTCGGTGAGGAAGGACGCCGGCAGGTGTTCGACCTGGTGGCCCGCTACGGCGACCTCGAGGCCGCCATCGACAGCGTCGACGAGTCCATGGTGAAGACCAACGCCGACCTGGAGGCCGCCAAGGAGCACGCCCAGAACACCGCCAAGCTGGCCGACGCCTGGAAACGGGTCGCCAACTCCATCGGCGAGGCCGTCGTCCCCGTCGTCGCCGACGCCACCTCCGCGGTGGCCAGCCTCATCGACGAGGAGGAGCGCGGGCTGTCCACCGCCCAGGAGCTCGCCGTACGCCAAGGCGTGGTCCGCGAGGAGCTGTTCAAGGGCTCCGACGCCGCGAAGGCCCTCGAGCTCAACCTGGCCCTCTCCAAACAGGCCGTCGACACGGCGTTCAGCCCGGCGATGCTCACCGCCCGCCGCGACGCCGCCGTCGCATCGGGTGCCATCGCCGGCGTCACCGACTCGATCGAGACCATGAACACCACCAAGCCCGTCATCGACTGGGACCTGATCAAGCTCGAGGCCGACGCCCTCGCCGCCCAACAGCACCTGAATCAGGTGCTCGCGTCCGGGGTCAAGATCCCGATCTTCGCCGAGTTGGACCCCACCCAACGGGAGGCCGTTCGCCGCCAGCTCGAGGCCCTGTCACGCCCCGGCCGCAGTCTCGACCCCAACGTGACCACCGACCAGATGCGCCGCTACACCGACCGCAACGGCACCGGGTGACAGGTGGCCGACGCCCTGGTCGACGCCACCGTCGAGGTGGGCTACGAGGTCGACACGGTCACCGCCGCCTACCTCTGGGACCGGGCCCGCTGGGATGACGGCCCACCCACCGGTGGCCGCTGGGGCCCCGTCTTCGACTGGACCCCCATCGAATGCGACGTCACCTCCGGAGAGGTGATCCGCGGCGCCAGCTCCGCCGGCGGCCGCTACCAGTCGTCCACCGGGCGGATCACCGCCCGCGACCTCACCGGCGCCCTGGCCCCGTGGCGGGTCGACGCCGGCGTGCGCCGCAACCGGTCCAACCTGCCCCTACGCATCGGGATCAACCGGCCCGGCGGGCCCCGGGTGCTGTTCACCGGGTGGGTCGACACGTGGGACGACGTCGACTCGCCCGACGCCCCCGCCGCCACGATCACGATCACCGCGTCGGACGGCCTCAAGTACCTGGCCCGCGCCGACACTCCCGAGCGACCCGCCCAGGGCGCCGGTGAGCTCGCCGGCAGCCGCTTCAACCGCATCCTCGACAACGCCGGCTGGCCATGGGACCGCCACATCGCGACCGGCCAGGTGCCGCTGCAGGCCACCACCATGGCCCGACCCGCCCTCGAGGAACTGTGGCTCACCGTGGACACCGAGGCCGGCCGCATGTTCGTCGACCGCGACGGCGCCCTCGTGTTCTGGGATCGGGCGGCGATGGCCGCCTCCGGCGACGCGCTGCGGTGGCGGTTCACCGACGGCACCGGCGGCCTGCCCGGCATCTGCCCCGCCGAGCTGGTCAGCCTGGCCGACGATATCGACCTGGCCAACGTCGTCGGCATCGCCCGCGCCGGTGGTACCGCCGTGTGGCGCGAGGACCCCGCCAGCATCGACCGGCACCGCGGCCGGCGCAGCTGGTCACGCTTCGACCTCATCCACCAGGCCGACGCCTGGTCGTCGACCCTGGCCGACCTACAGCTCGGCGACCGGGCCGCCCTCGAGTTCTACATCTCCGGGATCGTCCTGTTCCCGCTGCGCGACCCGGCCGCCTGGCAGGCCGTCACCGACGCCGAGCTCGGCGACCTGTGCCACGTGATCCGCCGCCGCGGTGGCCGGGTGCTCGACCACCGGGCCCGGATCACCCAGCTCCGCCACGTGTTCACCGCCACCAGCTACGAGCTGGTCATCGGGCTCGGCCCGCCCATCCGCCAAGCCCTCGCCCGCTGGGACGAGACCCCCGACGCCGACACCGGCTGGGACCGGTCCCGCTGGTCGGCCGCATAGCAAGGAGACCCCGCCGTGACCCAGATCCCCCCTGTCATCTCCGATCAGGTCATCGCCAGCACGTGGGGCAACACCATCCGTGACCAGACCGTGCAGGTCTTCGCGTCGACCGCCGAACGCGACGCCGCCATCTCCGCGCCCTTCGCCGGTCAGACCGTCTCGGTGGCCGGCCGGCCCGTCATGTACACCGGCACCGAGTGGCGCTGCATCAGCGTGCACGACATCACCACCGCCGGCATCAGCAGCATGAACCCGATCACCCCCGCCGGCCACACGCTGATCTCAAGCGCTCAGACCGTCACCCCATCGCGACCGGGGGCGGTGCTCGCCCGCGTCGAATTCGCTATGACCCTGCACGCCCTCGATACCGCGCAGTCCACCTGGACCTACGAAATCCAGGGGCCGGTCGGCGGGACGCTGGTCCCGGCGTTCTACGCGACGTTCACCACGAACCAAGGCGGCGCCATCGCCATCGCCGCCGCCCGCACCATCAAGCTGGCCGCCGGCACCGCCGGCATCCAGATCGTGATCCGCCGCACCGCCGGCACGGGTGCCACCCAGTGCTTCGGGCAGGCCAACTCCTGCACACTGGCCACGTAGGCGGGTCATTACCGGGCGGTAAGGACCTCAGAGGCCGGCCCGCTGGCACATGCGGTGCGCCGCCCGGGCGACGTCGTTCCACGCGTCGAGGGCCTCAGGGTGCACCGTGAAGTCGGTCATCGACTCGACCTCCGTCGATGTCCACGGCGTGATCGACCGGCGCGGGCACTGCGTCGCGGGATCGTCGCGCATCACCTGATAGAAGGCCTGCGCCAGGTCGCGGACCTGCTCGACCTCCGCGTCCGTGTTCGACCACGGATCCGGCGTCGGCTTCGACTCCACGGTGAGGGCCAGCCCGACCACGGTCCCGGCGATCACGACGACGAGAAAGACCCAGCTGATGGGCCGGCGCAGCATGTTCACGCCAGAGTGATGCTCGAGCACCCGTCGACCTGACACCCCGTCACGGCAGGCCCGCGACGGCGGCCGCCAGGCGGTCGGGCTCGATGCGGACATACTGCGCGGTCGTCGCCGGGTTGGCGTGGCCGAGCAGCTGCTGCACGGCGAACAGGTCACCCTGCTCGGCGTAGGTGCCGGTGGCGAACGTGTGGCGCAGCTGGTGCATGGTGGCGTTGACGCCGGCCCGCCGCAGCCACTGTCGGCCGCCCTTCGAGACCGCCCGGGCGTCATGGGGCCACAACCGGCCCGAGCTGGGGTAGTCCTGCAGGATTGCCGCAACTCGCCAATGCAGCGACACGCGTCGTGGCTGGCCGCCCTTGCCGGACGGCACCTCGAGCGCGGTGGCCGTGAGGTGCTCGCCGTGCACCAGCGCGATCTCGCAACACCGCAGGCCGGCCCACCCGGCGAGGATGATCCACGCTGACACCGGCTGGGGCGCCATCCGGCCCGCCATCTCGATGTCCTCCCATGGCACCGGGCGCGCGATCCGTCGCGGCTCGCGCGGCAGCGGCACCCGCGCTGTCGGGTCGCGTGGCGTGATCTCGTGCTCGATCGCCCAGCGGTAGAAGCCGCGCAGCTGCTTGAGGTAGGTGCGTCGGCTCGAGATCGACACGTCGAGGCTCGCCAGCCAATCCTCGACATGCAGGGCCAAGGCGTGCTCGAGGCCCACTGGGATGGCGGCCGCAAAGCGAGTGAGGACCTGGCTGCGCAGCTCGATCGAGGTCGGCCGGTGACCGACGGCTGAACACCAGGCGAGGTGGCGTTGAATCACAACCGTGTGATCTGAAATCATGCTTTATCAACCATACGATGCCAACGATCGCAGGGCCATATGTCTTACCCTTCTGAGTCATGGCACCTTCCACGGCACCCAGGACACCAGCCGACGCAATCCCCGACTACATCCGCCGCAACGTGAACATGCTCATGACGGACCGGGGCCTGACCAACGAGCAACTCGCCGCGGCCATCGGCGTCAAGCCGCAGACCGCATCGCTCAAGCGACGTGGCCGCATCCGCTTCCAGCTCGCCGAGCTCGGCCCGCTCGCGGAGCTGTTCCGCGTGCCACCCCACCAGCTGCTGGTCGATCCCGACGAGCGATTCGGCACGACGGGTCTTACCAACTGGTATGGCCGTGTAGGCGACGACGAGGCCGCCTGATGGCCATCGGCGTGACCCGCAACTACGACGGCGACAGCGGTGCCCCCCGTGGCGGTGGTCACGTGACCGCCGAAGACCAAGTGGTCTCGATCGTGGTCCGGATGCCCGCCGAGCTCCACGCCGCCCTCAAGGCGCGGGCCGCCTACGAGGGGCGATCGATGGCCGAGCTCATGCGCGATGCGCTCCGGCGCTACATCGCCAGCGCTGAGGCCGCCGCATGAGCGGCCCCGACCCCGACACCTTCACGGCCAGCGGGGCGCGCGCCGCCCGGTCTGACCACGGCACGAGCTCAGCGCGTTCGGCCAGCTACGCCCTCGGGCTGGCCCTCGCCTACCGCCGAGCCGGCTACCTCGACGCCGCCGCCTATTGGACCGCCTACGCGGAGCAGATGGCCGACCTCGAGGTCGCCTGGTGACCGCCGCGGACACCGTGGTCGCCGCCGCCCTGCTGGCCGTGGTGCTGCTCGCCGGCGCCCTGGTCATGTGGCAGGGCTGGGGCGAGACTGCCGATCCAGACGCCATGGCCGCCTGGCACCGCGGCATCGCCGCCCTCAAGCGAGTCACCCGAACGCGATCCACCCCGCCCGGGCATGGGCGGGGTGGTAGCGACGTCAGTCCAACGGAGTCACCCCATGTCTGACAGCCCGAGCGTACGGTGAGCGCGGCTGCCATCGAGGCCATTGACGACGAAGTTGTCGCCCGCCTGCAGGCCGTCACCGGCGACGGATTCCGCTTCGCGTCGTCCTACGCCGTGCTGATGCGACTGTGCCGATGGCACCGCTTCAACGGTGAGGCCGTCGACGAGACCATCGGCCAGCTCTCCAGCCACTTCGGCTGGAGCCGCGCCACGATCACCCGGGCCCTTGGATGCCTCGAGCTCGCCGGCCTGGTCGAGACACTCACGCGCGGCGGCGGCCGCAACCACCGAGGATCCCGGCGCCGGCTCACCTTCATGGCCCAACTCGACGCTGCTACAGCGCCGAGTTCCACACGACAACTCGGCGCTGATGCAGATGCGAGTTCACCGACGAACTCGACGCTGGAGGGCCCGAACTCGACGCTGGAGGGCCCGAACTCGCATCTGCTACAGCGTCACTCCGCGCGTCTATCCGCGCGTATATCCGCGCGCGGCGATCGTCGTTATGTCGAGTCCCGCGAGGAGCGGGTGGCGCCCACGGTCGGCCGGCTGCTGCAAGCCGACCCGGCGCCACTGAACGTGAACGGTGGCAAGGCCGGCGTCGCGGCAGCGCGGGAAGCCATGCGCCGCCAGGCGACCACCACCGACACACTGAATCCGTGAGCGGGGTGCAGCTGGTGCTCTTCGACTGCGCCGACGACGGGGAAGAGGTGGCCGACCACCAGGCCGAGCTCGACCGCGCACGTCGGGTGCTCGAGACCACCGAGCGACGTGTCGGCGTGAAGCACCGCCCAGATGGCACCGAGGAGCCCGGCGAGGAGGCCGCGGAAGGGTAGGACCGTGCAGAGGCCCCTCGACGCAGCAGCGGGCCGCTGGTGGCGTGTGGTGCCATCCGGGCTTTACGGATCACAGGCGTGTGATTCATGCTGGGCTCGTGGCCCTGGGCGATGGCTTCTTCCAGCAGCTCGACGCCCGCTACCGCGCCCGCCAGCAGCTGCAGCCCGTCGAGCTGCACTGCCTCGGACTACTGCTGATCGCCCGGGCGCTCGAGCCCGCCGACACGCATCCGCTGCGCCTGTTCGCCGTGCGCCTCGTCGCCCCCGACATCGAGGACCCACGCGACGATCCCGAGCTCGGCGACCCGCTCTGATGGATCCCCGCCCGTACCTCGACATGGTGGGCACCCCCTACGGCGTGGTCACCAGCCCGGGCTACTCCGGGCCGCTCGAGGCCGAGTGCGTGTTCCTGCACTGGACCGCCGGCGCCGTGTCCGATAGCCAGGCCCAGGCCGTGGTGGCCGACGGCTCCTACCACGCCTGCGCCGGGCCCACCCGGCTGTACGTCGCGTCGGGCTACGCAGCGCGGATGGCCCACGGCGGCAAGGGCCGCACCGATCCCATCGGCATCGCCCGCAACGGCCAGATGACCCTGGCCGTGGACAAGTCCTGGCAGCCCGAGACCGCGCCCGACGACACATCGGACTGGCCCAACCACTACGCCCGGGCCGTGTCGATCGCCCACCCCGGCGACAGCAGCCACCCGCCCGCCCAGACCCAGCTCGACCTGTTCTCCGCCGGCGCCGCCGCGTTCCTGGTCTCCCAGGGTTGCGGGCTCGGCCACCTGATGGACCACGACGCCTCGACGGCCCGCAAGATCGACCTGGGCTGGATGGCCGACCGCGTCTGGGACGACGTCGCCCGCTACCTCACCCTGATGACCGGCAACGGAGGCACCACGCCCGTGGACACCATCGTCGACTTCTCCCTCGCCCCCAACGGCGGAGGCGCCTGCCTGTTCGCCGACGGCCGGCTCATCACCCGCGGCCACGACCACTACGGCGACCCCGTGGTGGCCACCGACCACGACCTGCAGCAGCCGCCCGCCGTCGGCTTCAGCTGGTCGCCGTCGGGCAAGGGGTACACGATCCTCGACGCCGGCGGCTACAGCTTCGACTACGGCGACGCCCGAGCCCAGGGCCGCTACGCCCGATGACCGACCTCCCGCCCTTCGATGAGCCGACGTCGGCGCGTCGATCGACGTGGGAGCTCATCGCCCTGATCTTCACCGTCACCGTCGCCCTGGTCATCGTCGTCTCCACCATCGGTGTGGCCGTGCTGATCCAGGACAACACCGAGGACGCCCCCACGTCAGCGATCCTCTCGGCGATCGGCTCCGCGGTGTCCACCCTGATGGGCGCCCTGCTGGTGGTCCTGGCCGGACGACGCGCCCATGGCTGACGTGGCCGCACCTCACGGCACCCGGGCCCGCTACGAGCTGCGCTCGGCGCCGTGCCGATGCCAGCCCTGCCGAGAGGCAAACAGCACCTACCAGCGCGCCTACCGCTCGGCCACCATGCCCCGACTTCACCACGGCACCCAGCTGCGCCTACCACTGGAGGAACCATGCCCGCCAACCTGATCGGCTGGATAGCAGTCGGCGCCCTCGTCGTCGCCATCATCGCCCTCATGGTCGCCCTCCAGGCATGAGCTCGGCGCTGGGATCGAACGGGTCGACGTCGAGGTGGCGTCGCATCCGGGCCCAGCTGCTCGGCCCCGAGTGCGAGCACTGCGGGCATCCCGGTGACCGGGCCAACCCGTTGACGTTGGACCACATCGACGAGCGACGCAACGGCGGCGGTGACCAGCCGGCCAACCTGCGCACCCTCTGCCGGGTATGCAACTCGAGCCGCCGGCGTGGTCGACGTGACAAACGGCGGAAGAAGATTCCGGCGAACATGCCGGCGCTTCCGTCGAGGGCGTGGTGAGTGTGGGCGTGCGACCACCCGGCGTTTTTTGGTGCCACCTACACCTCCACCGCCCTGTGTCGGATTCTCTCCCGGCAGTGCCCAGACCCCCCTGTGCGATTACAACGCTGGGCGATGCGCGGCGATACCGGCCGATGCGCCCTGATCGGCGCCGACGGTGACCGCCCCCCGCCTGTTCTCACCCCCCCGCCGGCGTCGTGGTCGCAACGAGCGGGCCACCGACATGGTCGCCGGCGCGCTGCGCCGCCTCGACGCCTACGACGAGCTCGCCCAGGCCCGGGTGACCCTGGCCCGCACCCTGGCCGCCAGCCTGGACCGACTGGAGGGCGACCCCGACCGGGCGGAGTACACGCTGGGGTCGGTGGGCCGCGTCTACCGGGACCTGCTCGGCGACCTGGCCGCCCCGTTCGCGTCCGACGCCAGCCTCGAGCAGCTGCTCGCCGCGCTCGATGACAGCGACGACAGCGCCGGCGCCGGCGTACCTGCCCACCCGGGGGACGCCCCGCAGCTCTGAGCGGCCTACCACGGGCGGCCGGGTGGCCCGGGTGGGTCGCATGCTCGGCCTCGAGCTCGACCCCTGGCAGCGCCACGTCGTCGACGTCGCCGGCGAGCTCGGCCCCGACGGGCTGCCCGTCTACCGGCTGGTGCTGCTGATCGTGCCGCGTCAGGCCGGCAAGACCACCGGCGTGGCCCTCCCGGTGGCCGGCGAGCGGCTGCTACGCCCCTACCCCCAGGTCGTCGGCTACGGCGCCCAGACCGGCTTCGACGCCCGCAATAAGTTCCTCGACGACCTCGTGCCCATCCTCGAGGACAGCCCGCTCGCCCCGCACCTGCGCGTGCGCCGTTCCGCCGGGAACACCGCGGTGCGCGTCGCCCGCAGCTGGTGGCGAGTGATGAACACCGGCCGGCGCGCCGGCCGCTCTCAGAGCATCGACGTGCCCATCTTCGACGAGGGCTTCGCGCTCACCCGTGACACCTACGGCGGCGTGTCCGCCACCACCATCACCCGCCCCCACCATCAGCAGTGGCTGCTGTCCAACGCCGGCGACGACGAGGCCGTACTGCTCGCCGAGCTGCTCGGCCTGGCCCGCACGTTCGTCGACGAGGACCGCCGCGACACCATCGCCCTGTTCGAGTGGGCCGCCCACCGCGACGACGACGACGCCGACCCCGCCGTGTGGGCCCGGGTGCACCCCGCCGTCGCCGCCGGCCGGGTGAGCATCGACACGCTCGCCGCCCGCTGGGCGGAGGACACCAGCCCGGCCAAGCGCGTGTTCCGCCGCGAGTACCTGAACATCTGGCCCACCGACCTCGTCGACGCCGTGCTCCCGGCGGCCGCCTGGCAGGCCTGCCTCGACCCCGACGTCGCCCCGACCCATCCGCTGGTGTTGTGCATCGAGACCGGCTTCGACGTCGACGCCGCCGCCATCGTCGCCGCCGACCCGACCGGCGCCCTCGAGGTCATCGACCACCGGCCCGGCCGCGGCTGGATCGTGGCGCGCGCCGCCGAGCTCGTCGCCCGCCACGAACCCATCGCCGTGGTCGTCGACCCCAAAGGCCCCGCCGGCACCCTCACCGACCAGCTGCAGGCCGCCGGCGTGCCCGTCTACCCCGTGGTGCTCGACGACGTCGTCGCCGCGTCGGCCCGCCTGCGCGACGACACGATCGCCCGCCAGCTGCGCATCCGCCCCCATCCCGCGTGGGCCGGCGTCGACCAGCTGCGCCGGCGCACCTTCGGTGACCGCTGGGCGATCGACCGACGCGGCGCCGCAGACGTCACCGCCCTGGTCGCCGCCGCCCTCGCCCACCACATCGCCGCCACCGCCGCCGTACCCGCCATCTACTGAACGGGCCCGCCCCCGCCGGGTGGTCCAGCCCGGCGGTGCTGGACGGGCCACCTCGATTACATCACGATCCCGATCCGTATGGCGTGGTGGCCGTGGCGGAGGAACTTCCCGACGTCGGCGCCACCCGACGTGCTGATCGCCGAAGCGGTCGCCCAGCGGTTGCGCAACGTCGACGTCGAGAAGCTGCCCACCGTGGTCGCCGGCCGCAAGCTGATCGCCGACACGTTGGCGATGATGCCCATGGTCGCCGTGGAGGAGGCCACCGGGCGGCGTATCACCCCGACGCCGTCGGTGCTGCGCCGCCCCGATCCCGCCGAGCCGCGTCGGGCCACACTCGAGCAGCTCACGAATTCGATGACCGCCGTGGACGGTGGCACCGCCTGGCTGCGCATCTACAAGATGGGCGCCGACGGCTGGCCGTTGGCGGTGCGCTACCTCGACCACCGTCGCGTCAGTGTCCAGCTCACCGCCGACCAGTCCGAGATCGCCACCGTGTTCCTCGACGGCGTCGAGGTGAACCGCAACGCGGTGCAGTGGATCCCCGCCACGCTCGACCCGGGGCCGCTGGGCCGCTCACCGCTCACCGACGTGCAGGAGACCCTCGAGCTGATGATCGCCGTGCTCGACTGGTCGGCGTCCTACTACCAGGACGGTGGCCCGGTGCCCTACGCGCTGCGCAACCCCGTCCAGCTCGGCGACGTCAAGTCCAAGGAGTTCCTCGAGCAGTGGATCGAAGCCCGCCGGCTGCGCCGCCCGGCGCTGCTGTCGGGCCAGTGGTCCCTGGAGAGCTTCAACCTGCCATCGGCCGTCGACGCCATGCTGATCGAGGCCCTCAACTACCTGGACGCCGCCGCCGGCCGGGCTCTGCTCATCCCGCCGTCGCTGCTGAACGTCACCAGCCAGTCGGCGCTGACCTACGCCACCGTCGTCGACGAGCTGCGCCGCTGGCTCATCCTGGGCCTCTACCCCGGCTACCTGGCCCGGCTCGAGGCCGGTTTCAGTGACCTGCTGCCCCGCGGCCAGATCGCCCTGTTCGACACATCGAACCTGCTGCGCATGGACCTGGCCGCCCGCATCACCACGTGGGCGACGTCGATCGCCGCCGGCATCCACACGCCCGCTGAGGTGCGCGCCCTGGAGGGTCTGCCCGTCACCCCCGACCCTGACCCCGTCTCCATCCAGCCGGCCATCGAAGGACTGTGACCATGCCCGAGCTGCTCACCCGCACCGTCGACCTCGACACCGTGGACACGGCCACCGACGAGACGGGCGCCCGCACGATCACCGCCCGAGTGTGCCGATGGATGGACCCCCGCCCGGTGCGCGACCGCGACGGCCCCGCCTACGTCGAGCAGCACGCCCCCGGCTCCCTGCACCTCGCCCGCGCCGTGCACGTCCGCGCCCCGCACCTCGAGGACCAAGAGGACCACCGCGGCCAGCTGATCGGCGACGTCACCGACCTGAGCGACGGCGACGACGGCCCGACGATCACCATCCGCGTCGCCCCCACGTCGGCGGGCGTCGACACGCTGCGGCTCATCGACACCGGCATCGTCCGCGCCGTGTCGATGGAGTACGCCCCCGACCCCGGTGGCGCCGTCGTCGACGGCGACGTCATCACCCGTACCGCCACGACCATCCACGGCGTGGCGTTCGCGTTCCGCCCCGCGCTCGACGCCCCGATCCTGACTCGCACCGACCCGACCCCGAATGGAGGCCCCGTGCCCACCGTCATGCCCGACACGCCCACCCTGCCCGCACCGGCCAACGACGCCGACGAGCAGATCGCGCTACTGCTGCGCACCGAGGTCGACGACCTGGCCGCCCAGGTGGCCGTGATCGCCGAACGCGAGCCCACCGGCGCCGCCGGCCGCCACCCCGCCACCGAGTTCGCGTCGCTGGGCGACTACGCCCTGGCCCGCATCGAGCGCGCCGAGGAGGTGCCCGCGCTGCTGCTGCGGGCCCTGGCCGACCAGATCACCCCCAACAACCCCGGGGTGCTCCCGCCGACGTGGCTCACCGAGGTGTTCGGCGTGATCGACCGGGGCCGGCCCCTCGTCACCGCGTTCGGCCCGCGCTCCGCCGGCACCGAGGGCATGGACATCAACTGGCCCTACTTCGACGGTGACCTGACCACCCTCGTCGGCGAACAGGTCGCCGAGAAGACGCCGATCACCTCGGTGCGCGTCGACATCAAGCGGGGCACCGAGGCGCTGCGCACCTTCGCCGGCGGATCGGACATCAGCTACCAGCTGATCCGCCGCTCGAGCCCGTCCTACCGCGACGCCTACATGCGCATCATGTCGGCCGCCTACTCCGCGGAGACCGACGCCGCCGCCGCGGTGGACGCCGTCGCCGGCGCCACCGGCGTCGTCGACCTGGCCCCGCTCACCGCCACCGCCGACCAGCTGCGCGGCGCCCTGTTCGCCGCGTCGGTGCAGGTGCAGGCCGCCACCGGCCAACCGGCCAGCTTCGCCCTGGCCGCAACCGACGTGTTCATCCGCATCGGTGGGCTGACCGGACTGTGGCCCATGCAGTACGGCACCCAGAACGTGTCGGGCACCGCCGACGCGTCGAGCCTGCGCGTCGACGTGTCGGGCCTGGCCGTCATCCACGACCCGTACCTGGCCGCCGGCACCCTGCTCGTCAGCAACGGTCAGGCCGCCGGGTGGCTCGAGGACGGCCCGTTCACCGTCGCCGCCGAAGACGTCGAGCGGCTCGGCCAGAACGTCGCCATCTGGGGCATGGGCGCCTGGGCCACGTTCCTGCCCAAGGGCGTCGTCATCGTCAAGGACGTCCCGTAGCAGTGGCCGTCAAGAAGGCCGCAACCGCCAAGAAGGCCGCGGCTCCTTCCACCCGCTCGACGCCGGCGCGAAAGGACAGCTCGCCGGCGT